AGAATCAAACACCACAAGTTTCAGCTCATCTTTTGGAGTTGTAGCCGACGCAAGTCTTTGGCGTGATACCACAGCAATAACATCTATTACTTTGGATGCCTATGGCACCTACCAAATTGGTTCATCTTTCTATCTCTACGGCATATCAAAATCATAAGGAGCAACAATGACAACAGCAATCGAAATCAACTGCGAAACAGGCGAGGTCATCGAGCGTCCATTGACAGCCGATGAAATCGCAGCCAATGAAGCAGCAGCAGCACAGGCAGAAGCAGATCGCGTAACAGCAGAAGCAGAAGCAGCAACTAAGGCTGATGCTAAGGCTGCACTACTTGACAAGCTTGGCATCTCTGAGGATGAAGCGAAACTGCTACTTGGATGAAGGTCAAGTTAAGTAAAGCTGCTATCCAATTAAGAGAGCAGATTGATGACTCGTTCCCAGATCGTGACCGCACATCGGATGGTTGGGTCGGTGATACCCGACACGCTGCTCGCAAGTCAGATCATAATCCTGATGAGCAGGGCTGGGTACGCGCCATTGATGTGGACAAAGACTTATTCAAGGGCGGAAAGCCAGACATCATGGGAGATCTTGCTGATCAGCTTCGTACCTTGTCCAAGTCAAAAGCAGACAAGCGTATTAGTTACATCATTTACGATGGACGAATCTGCTCCAGCATCCTTAATTGGAAGTGGCGCAAGTACACAGGGGCTAACAAACACACTAAGCACATGCATGTCAGCTTTAAGAAAGAAGCTGACAATGATGGGGCTTTTTTTCAAGTATCTATGTTAGGTGGAGAATAATGAATGAACTAAAGACAGCAGCAGGCTCATGGGCTAGAGCATTTCTAGTAGCAGTTATCTCAATGGCAGCAGCTGGGGTCACAGATCCTAAGGCTCTCATTGCAGCAGGTGTTGCTTCAATCCTTCCACCTGTACTGCGCTACCTATCGCCTAATGATCCGTCTATGGGCATCAAGAAGTGACACAGTCCGACTTCTTCACGCTTTACCTTGCCACCATTGCAGCTCTTGGTGGCTTGTCTGGCTATGTAATTACCCACCTGTTGTCTGAGATCAAAAGACTCAACACGCGAGTGGATGAGATCTACAACATACTTCTCGACAGGTAACATTCTGCTATGGCAAGAAAAGCAACTAAGGCGCTAGAGGAACAAGGTTACTCAAAGCTTGATGCTTATTGCATTGGGCTTTATGAGTATTTCTGTTCGCTTAAAAGAGCAGGGTTTGCAGAGGACATTGCTATGTTTATGATTACAGAGCCACAGGCTTACCCTCACTGGATTCTGCCTGATCCCATTGCGCCTGAGAAGTTTGGCGATTACGAAGATGAGGATGACGATTAAGCGAATTGTCGTAGTCTCGGACTTGCAAGTCCCATACCATGACAGGGTTGCAACTCGTAACCTTGCAAGCTTCATCACCAAGTTTAAGCCAGATCAAGTAGTCACCATTGGCGAGGAGATTGACCTTCCCCAGATAAGCAAGTGGGAAGAAGGGCGCATGGGCTCATACGCTCAGACCCTAGATGATGACCGCAATGAGGCTGTGCAGCTTCTCTGGGAATTAGGCGTTACAGACTGCATCCGCAGCAATCACACAGATCGCCTGTATAACATCATCATGGCTAAAGTGCCAGCATTCGGTGCATTGCCAGAGCTGCGGTTTGAGAAGTTTATGAAGTTTGATGAGCTAGGCATTACCTTCCACAAGAACCCTATGCCTATTGCACCTAATTGGATTGCAGTTCATGGTGACCATACACCCATGAAGCCACAAGGGGGCTTATCAGCCCTAGAAGCGGCTCGTAGGCATGGTAAGAATGTCATCTCAGGTCATACCCACAGGGCAGGGCGTTCAGCCTTCTCAGAGGCTTCTGGAGGTCGCATAGGGCGTGTCCTGCATGGTGTCGAAGTAGGCAATCTCATGGACTTTAAGCAAGCTGCATACACTAAGGGAGTTGCTAACTGGCAACAGGCTTTCGCTATTATCTATGTAAACAAGGCTAAGGTTCAGGTAGATCTTATTAACATCGAAAAGGACGGCACATTCATTGTGGCTGGAAAGTCCTACGGCAGACCGCGTTAAATCGTTATCATTTCGTTATCAGAATGTTCTTGATTAGTCTGTCATCTATGCAACACTAAAGCCATGACAAGCACAACGACACTAATCAAAGAAGAGTTCTGGACGCTAGTATGTGAGAAGCATGGTTTTACATGCGACTTCAAGACAAAGAAACAAGCTCTAGCGTGGAAGAATGACTCATCAATCTGGTGCGAAAAGTGCTAATAACTTCTAAAGAAAAGGGCGAATAATGAGCAATACAGACAAGCTGCTTCTTATCTGCATTATCGGCATGATTATAGGTTTTATCATAGTCATCATCGATGTGCAGAAATCAGCATATAACAAGGGCGTACGCGATGGCTATCACCGAGGTCGCAGTATTAAAGGACAAGAATGAGAGCCAATGAAATCTTACTCACAGCCACAGACACGATCCGTGACCGTGGGCTTCAATACGGTCACCCTGCGGATAACTTGCAACACACCGCAATGCTCCTCAGCGCATACCTACAAACACCAATACACGACTATCAGGTGGCAGGGATCATGGTCTTGGTTAAACTTGCGAGGACTAATCAATCAGCACAGCACATCGACAACTGGGTTGATCTATGCAGCTACGGCGCAATCGCAGGACAATTAGCCACAGAGGAAAACGAGTTATATGTTTAATTTAGCCGATTACGAGCCAGTCGAGGTGAGACTTGAAAAATTTATTAAGGACTATCCAGCGTTCCGCATATCAACTGAGTTGGAAGTGGTCGAGGCTACTCGATACATTGTTAAGGCGTATCTATTTAAGAATGCTGAAGATAGCGTTGCATGGTCAACAGGGTACGCTGAGGAAACAGTTACTAGCCGAGGCGTTAATCAGACTTCAGCACTTGAGAATTGCGAGACTTCAGCGATCGGCCGAGCACTTGCAAATGCAGGTTATGCGCCTAAAGGAAAGAGACCAAGCCGAGAGGAAATGAGCAAGGTAGTAGCTGCTAAGCCAGTTAAACCGCCTGTGCAAGAAGTTAAGGCAGATGATCAGGACTACTGGACTACACCTGTCGGAGAATATAAGGGTGTAGTAGATGCACCTGTAACGCTTGAGAAGGCTATGGAGAATGTTGCTGCAATCATGGGAACAGGTGAGGGAGTAGAAGCGCCATCATGCGAGCATGGACATATGCAATGGCGTGAGGGTGAAAAGAATGGGAAGGCGTGGGGTGGCTACTTCTGCAATACAGCAATCTCATCAGCTCATCGATGCCCTACCAAGTGGTATAACTTAGGCAGCGATGGCAAGTTCGCACCACAGAAGGCGAGAGTGTAATGGGTAACATCGGAATCAAGATCAATGGTGAGTGGGTTGATCTTATGTCAGCCTTCGTGCCATGTCAGTTATGCAATGAGCCAGTGCAGATCAAGAACTTGGTTGATCTATCTCAAGATGCAGTCAATGGTACAGTGTCATGGCAATGCTTGAAATGCAGTGCAGTTAATGGATGACTCAGAGAAGCTGCTAGTGTTCCTAGTACTGTTTCTATTTATTGGTGGCGTGGCTATGGGTTACATGGCGCATGGCTAGTCAAGCAAGAAAACACAGAGGTTTTCGCACAGAGCGTGTTGTCGCACAGTACCTATCGACTGTCTGGCAAGGCGCATGTGTGGGAAGGGGTAGTGGCAAGGATATTGTTAATGTGCCATTCGATGTTGAAGTCAAAGCCCGCGCTGGATTTCAACCGAAAGCATATTTAGCGCAGCTGAAAAGCCGTACAGCCATTTCGGGGGAATTAGGCTTTGGGGTTATCAGACTCAATGGACAGGGTGAGGATGCGCGTGACTATGCCGCGATAATCCGACTTGAGGATCTCTTGCCACTACTCATATTAAGATATGGTTATTTAGACAAAGAACCCACTGAGGCAGACATAGACCGATGCTCTGGATGTGGGTCATACATGATAAGGAAGTGCTTAACTTGCCAACCTACGATTACAAATGCAGCCGATGCAATCTCAATCAAGAGGTTAGCCACGGATGGCA